CTTCACGGAGACCAACTTTATTCTTTGTGCCTTTCTCACGTACTCCCGGATATGCACTAAAAACATTGTCGGAGGAGTCCCCACGCATACACTTCTCAAATAACAACCAGGCTGGATCCGGGATCGTTTTTGGTTGTTTAGTTTTTTTATCAATGACCTGTCGACCTTTGGCATCAAAGATTCCTTCCAAGGTGTGAAGTTCGTCAGTTATACCATTGTATTGGCTGACATTGGGAGCAAGCAATTGTATGAAATCTGTGTCTGAACTGATGATGTAGTGTTCATCTAGTGGGTGCAATGCAATCCAGCGAGCAATGACATCATCTGCTTCTGCTTCGGGGTGGCGTATAACACTACAGTTTGTGCTGTCACCCAAGTATTTAGTCAAGCCATCAAACGTTTCCCAGAACAACTGATCTTCTTCTCGTTCAGTTTCTGTCAGTGCGGCACGGGCCACAGCACGATTTTTCTTGTAAGGCTCGTAGAAGTCCTTGCGCCACGAGCGACCCTCTAGTGCAAACACCACGTGATCTGCATTGAATTTTCGATGTACCTTGTTGATGCTACTCATCACAATGTGCAATGCATAGCCTACCTTTTCCCAGGGATCTGCGGCACGGAAAGCCGAATGACGGGCACGAAAAAATGTGTTAGCAGTATCAATCAGCAAGTATTTCATGTTTCGACCAAGTTGTTGTGTTTGATATAGTTTAACACATGTTCGGCCCAAAAGCAATGGGCCGCCTCACCAAAATGCCAGGAATCTGGGCGTACCGTTTTGAAACCGTTGTTTTTTAATATACTGTCATAGGTATTGGCCGGATCATACGGTGCCATGTAGTTTACACCCCAATCGTGAGAGTTTGCCACACCTGAGAAATCCGAATTGCCATTGAAAAATACGTGTCGAACATGATTGAGTTCGAGTTCACGATGAAACTGCCAAATTTTGCTGTGTGCGTGTTGTTTGACCTTGGCCCAGTTCACGTTGGATATAAATCGCCGATATCGATCTTGTAGGTCTCTTGGAATATCATCTATACCACTAGCATTGACTTGGTACCATGTGTTATCATGCAACCATTCTTGCCGTTCCCAAGTGGACCATTGTATTACTACCAAGGTGTCTGTGAGATCTTGTTGTTGTTGTAACCATGCTCGTGTGGTGCGCATGATACGAGCATTGCTACTTGCACTTTCAGCATCACAATGCAATATGGCTCTAAGATGGTTGGCCAGTTCACAACCCCAACTCACACGTTCGTTGTCTGGGTGTGGCCTACGTCCTAATCCATAATACAAGCCATCATCTTCGGCGAATGCATAGGAGTTGACTGCTTCGGCTGCCGCAGTATGGCTATCGCCGTTGACGTATAAGATCAAGATACTTCCGTGCGTCCGCCACCAATATCTGTGGCACGAACATAAATGCCACTCTTCTTCATGGCTTCTTCTTGTTCCCAAGTCTCCATTACCACATGTCGACAGACATTTTGGAACCAGCGATCTACAATTTCTCCGTCCGTATCTTCTTTCTTGAGTTGGTATCCTGCACGAATAAGATTGAATATGAACTTGTCATTCCAGTCCAGTTCAAATGCGCCTTGATGTAAGTTTTCAGGATCAATATCCATGCTCAAGATTGCCACCCATGGCTCACCACGCTCGGTGGCCAGTTGTTTTTCTGTTTTTATAGGATCTATAATAGCCTTGTTTGCGTCTTTAATCCCATTATCGGAATCATGTTTTGGTGTGCGCTTTTTCTTTTTGATTCTGTTTAACCAATTCTTTAATATATTCATAATTGTTCCTTACCATCTAGTAGGTGATCGCGGATTCCAGTTACACCTGTTTAGTTTTACATCAGTGTCCATTGACAATGCCCAATCGGATGTGGTCCGAGATATTAGAATCTCGGGAAGCACTTTTTCTATATATTCTAAATGTTCAAGCGGAGTTGGGTGCATATCTATTCTTTTAAAAATAGGTTTATTGTTATGATAAAAATCTAATTGAAAAATTTCAAAACACTCTCTTTTTATTTCATTTGATAAATTTGCAATGAAGGTTGTTTCATCTTGATCGTCCCAAATGGGCCAATTTGAGGCTCTTATTCGATTGTAATGGAGTCCCCGTTCAGTAATTTTGTTATCAACAGTAAAAGGTCTACTGGTCCAGTCAAAGTTAAACACTACTTCGTAAATACTGGATCTTATTGAATCCAAAACAAATTTAAAAGAGTCGTGCAGATCTTGAATTAAAGTGTCATTATCTTCATAGTAGTATTGATATGCATTAGATAATGGAACCATGGATAAAAAATAAAATTTGCAACCCAGATTCTCTAAAATATTTTGTGTAGCAAATATTGTATTCAAATCTCGAATAAAATAACCTCTAATATCGGCAAACTCTTTTACAAAATCTTGACTGTAAGTACTCTGAGTAAAAATATTGCCAGGCAATACCCATTTATTTTTTACATATCTATCTTCTCTAGAAATATTGGTCCACATAATAATAACAACATCATCTTTGGTAATTTTGTTTTTAACTATGCATTCTATCAATGAATTAAAAATAAATTGATTTCCTCCGCCTACTTGCCCCCAATTTTCATGAACTTCAAATTCTCTGCCAACTATATCTGCCCAAGTTGGCCAACTGTACCTTGTGAAACTACAACCAAAAGTAAACAGCGACACTAGTTAAGTTCCCCACTTAATTTTTAACCAAATACGTTCATGTACATAGTAGTCTATACTCAAAAGAATGTGTAGTGCTGTGGCAAATCCTGTAGCATCACTAATATCTCCTATAAACAAATATGTCCAAAGAATAGTAAACAACCAGGCAGTAAGACGATATGTTAGCATCCTAGTTATTGTTCTTGTTTTGGTCTCCATCAAGTTCCCCACTCATTTTTGAATAATGGCACTTGTAGTCGATCACTGTACCTCCAACCTTTTCGCATGGCCATTTCTGCCACTGCACGATTGTTAAGAGTATATACCCGCTCAACACCACCAACAGGCATGACATACACAGGACCCGTAAACCCTGCTGTGCGATATTCCAAAACTGCTTGTTCTGCATCTGCTAGATCCTGTTCTGTTGCTACCACCAGTTTCAAATATGTGTAACCAACTTGTTCATACTCACATACCACTTCTGGAAGTATTGCTTCAGACCACTGCTCACCAGATCCAGGAAGTTTGGCACTGACACTGAATGTGATTTCACGTTGTGCTCGCCACTTCAGTAGATATTCTTTAAACTCTGGAGACAACGGTTGAGTGCCATTAGTTTCAAATGTAATTTCTTTGAGGCGGTGCATGCTGGGGTGATCCAACAAGTTTGGATAAGCACGTTGCCAACCTAACAAAGGTTCGCCACCTGTGATCACCAAATGCTCATCTTCCCAACGACGATGTGGCAATATTTGCATGATACGATCAACAATAGCATCAGTTTCCAGCATGGGACTCAAGTCTTTGAATCTTGGATCCCACGACGCATAACTATCACAACCAGTTGATACCAACGGTAACTCATTGTAGTCTCGGAATTCAACCATGCGTTCTGCAATAGCATCACGCTCGGCACTCATTTCACCGCGTGGCATGCCAAAGCCACTACAAGTAAAGTTGCACCCAAATGTTCTCAAGAACACTGACGGCACACCCATATATCTGCCCTCACCTTGAATGCTGTAAAATAATTCTGCTATTTTAAGTTTACTCATATTTTCTTTGCTTTGATTAATAAGTGCCAACCTAGATATTCTTTTACGGCTTCGCGCATTTCTTCTGACATGGCTGCAAACCAAGGTTCAAGTTCGTAAATACCTTCTCGGTACTTGGATACATTATACATGAAACAATGTGCTTGTCTAATCCTTAGGACCTCAAATTTGCCATTTAGCAGATTGTAGATGTCATCATTTGAATAGGCTTGAGCATATGGGCAACCTGCTTGTGCTTCAAATTGGTCCAGTCCTTTTCGGATCATGGCATACTTCCAAGAATTCTTTGCGTATACCAACATTCTAAACTCACCCGAATCTTCTACGGCTGTGTGAATGTTATCAAGGCAAGTGGTCATGTCCGGATAGTGATGTAGCACACCACATGAGTATACTAGATCAAACTTGCCCAAAGCAGCCATGGCTTGGGTATCAGCGGCATCCATATTATGAAACTCGCCTTCTAGGCCAAACAAATCAAAACGTTGACGACTCATGGCCACTGATTCTGCTGAAAGATCAATCCCCACATATTCAGCACCGTGACGCACAAACTCCACAGCATCTGATCCAATGCCCGATCCCACTTCCAACACACGTTTACCACGCCATTGATGGAATCCGGCTAGATCACGTAGATGTGGCTCCACAAAGTATCTGCGCTCGCTTATTTCGTTCCAGTATTGTTCTGTTCCGGGGTGGCTTAGACTATGTTTGACATTACACGGCTGTGTGTTCCAGTAATTTTTAATACGGTCAATCAGTTGATCATTATTCACGTTAGTTTGTCCATTGTTTTAGTCGTTTGTGCGGGTCGGCAAGATTCATCTTGCACCAAATATCATAGTTGTT